ACGCAAAGTCCTCCATGTCCCTCGTGGCCTTCAGGAAGCCCCTCTCGAACCCGGCGCCCGTCGTGGTCTGCATGTCGAGCAGGGCGATGCGCGCGTCACGCGTGGCGACATTGGCTTGCTCCTGGCTGATCTTGGTAGCCTTCAGCAGTGCGTTAATCGCCTCCAGCCGCTTGGCATATGCCTTCTGCGGACCTTGTATCTCGTCAAGCACCGCACGTTGTTCGGCCAGCAGGATGTTCTGTCTCACAAGGTCTGTGATGAGCTTCTTATTTTTAGCACTGAGCTTGTCCTTGAGGATGGCAGCGCCCTTAAACAGCGCAGCCTGAATCCGGCGCTCGTCGGAGTTCACCTTGAGTAGGTCGTTCGACTGCCGCAATTGGAGAATGAACTTCGCAAACTTCTTGGCTTCCTTGCTCCCTTCGGCGTCCCCACCGGTTCCAGTGGCGCCCGCGCCGCGTGGCTTGCCGCCAAGCAGTTTCTGTAGCTCAGCACGACGCTTCTCCTCACGCTCTCGGGCCGCGGTGCGCACCCGGCCATTCTTAATCACGAAGTCAGTGAAGCGCTTAACGCTGGCTTGGCTATCGCTGCTGACACGATCCCGGAGCTTCACGAGAAAACGACCCGTAGCCTTGAACTTTTCAACGTCCGCTTTCAGACCCTTTGTACTGAATAGGTCGAACTTTTTTAACTGTGGGAGATTCTTGAACTTGAGAATGACATTGATGACCCGAATAGCGAACTTGAGAATGTTATTCAGAGATTCGACGATAAACAATTTAAGCTCACGGACTAGCAAAGCCAGGGCTACGCCAATGATACCCATGTTGATCTTCATCCGCGTGGCGAAGCTCGTAACGAGCCCGCCCGACACGGACAACGCCCGTTTGACGGTCTCCGGGAAGTTCTTGAAGATACCCTCGACGACGTCAGTGAGAGTGGTCGCCTCGCCGGCCAGGATCTTGAGATCGTCACCGAAGAATGCCACCGCCGCGCCGGCCGCCAGGGCTCCGACGATGAAGGCCTGGAACGGGCTTGTGAGGATGAACAGGGCCAGTCGCTTCAAGAGGCTGAGGCTGAAGGCTGTGAGGAGGGCCACGCCGAGCACGGCCACGGCGCGTGCTACCTTGTCCAGGTTGTTGGCCAGAAAGTTCAGCGTACGCCCGAAGAATGTGCTGAAACCGGACGCCTTGTTGAGGGTTCCCAGGAATATGGTGATGGCCGTCTGGAGGTTCGTGAATCCCTGCCCGATGGTGGGCGTCAGCTTTTTGAACTCCTCGTTGATCTCCTTCGCCGCCTTCTGTAGCGCCTTGATGACCTTCGTGGTGCTCAGCACTCCGATGCTCGCATTCCCAGTCTGCTTGGCGAACGCGATCAGCTCGCCACCGGTCTTGCCGAACTCCTTACCGATGAGATCAGCCAGGCGGGGGAACTGCTCGACGACGGACCTCAGCTCGTCGCCACGTAGCGCACCAGCGGCGAGGCCCTGCGAGAACTGGATGAGACCGTTGCGCGCCTCCTGCGCGGTGGCTCCCGAGATGATGAGCGCCTGGTTGATGGTCCTGGTGATGTCCAGGAGCTGATTATAACTCAGGTTCAACTTGAGGGTCGATCGAGTCAGGCGCTGGAACAGCGACGCAACGGCGTCGAGGGGCGTCCGCGTCTGCATGGCCAACTGTATGAGCGCGCCTTGAACAGCGTTAAGCTCGGCCGTGGAGTTGACCAGGAGCTTCAGCTTGTTCCTCATGTTGGTGAAACTGTCGATCAGATCGGTTAGTCCACTCACAACCCGGACCGATGCGAAGATGACGAGACCGGCGCGCAGCAGCCCGAGAAAACGGTTCGCCGACTTGGCCGACTTACCGATCTGTTTGATGTCCCGATTGACGACACGAGTGCCACGCGCTTGGAACGATATGATTACATTTTCGGTTACCATCTAACGAGCGCCCCGCTTGCGCCCGAGAACCAGGACACTGCGAATTGCGCGCACTCGAAGTATGGCGACTTGCACTGCCGTCTGCACGAACCCGGCGGGTGCCTGCCCAGAATGGCCCCTGTTAAGTTCGGCGATATGGCGCGCGTTGTTCGTCAGGAAGATAGCCTTATGACGACGCACGTCGAATGTCCGGATGACGGCCTGGGCTTGCGCCCGTGCTGCATGCTGGTTAATCGAACGGACTCCCGCGCCACCGGAACCCTTGGGCGCCGGGGCGAAGGCCGGGATGACGCCGCCGAACGGGGCATTGAGGGTGCCCACCCAGTTGGACACGGCCTCTCCCGTGTCGATCGGGGTGCTCTCGACCAGGCCCTGGTCCGCAGTCTGGGCGGCGAGCTGCACGACGACAGACGCGCCGGCCTCGTACTCGCGACCGATCTGACGGAGTCTCTCAGGTAGCTGTTCGAAGGTGACGGTGGCCACGGCGGTATCCTATTTTTTGAGCGGTGTCTTATGATCTCTCTGACGCTGTTTTTCCATGTGGTTGAGATACGTATCATCCATGGACTTAATCAATAAGAATAGCCGATCGCGTGCGTCGAGGTCAAGGTCCTGTTCACGACCGTAATCATTCACGGCCGTCCAAGGAATGTGCCCTTGGGCCATACCGATCGCCCTGCACGTATCCAGATATATGAAGGCCCGCCAATAGAAGTCCAATCCCGGCAGAAGGGTGGGTTTATTCGCAATACGATCAGGGAGAGGCGCATTGTTCTTACGCGCCTGATCCCTTATCGTTCGTTCTGTTTTCTCGTCCCACTCAAGTTGGTAGAGCAGGACGTTGTTTAGTTTTTTGAGTCTTTCTCCAACTCGCGCAGGCGAAAGTTTGCGGCGCGCTGGGCCTGTTCCTGGAGGTCCATACAGAGATCGGGCAGATCAGTGAAGAGCTTCAGGGCAGCATCCCGATTATAAGCCAGGTCCTTCCCGTCTTTCCCGACGACGTTCTCCCACCCGAGGAGGATGCCGTCCACGAAGGCCTCTCGGTTCAACTTCTGAAGCTCGTCGATCTCCATGTCGCCACGGTCAATCCGGCTGCGATAGGGCGCCGTGAGACGCTCCGAGACCTTCAGGAACCGGGCGTTGGAGCCGCCCGCGCGAGCGATCTTGAACTTACCGGCCTCACCGTAGTCGACGATGATGCCCTCACGTTCCATGTTCTCGCTGGTCTCGAAGACCTCGTAGATGGAGCGTCGGGCCACTTTCGAGGCCGGGGATTCGGCGGGCTTCTCCGCCGTCTTTGAGTCCTCGGCCAGGAACTTCGCAGCAGCCGCGGTCGTGGGTGTTTCAGCGTTCATCGTCGATACCCTCCGTGTTAGTCGTCCTCCGGCTCGGGCGGCAGCCCGGCCTTTAACCGCGCCATTCGTATACGGGCGCAGATGTCAGTATCCTCCTCTATTTCGGCGAGTTTGTCAATCCAGGAGGCCCACCGAAGCAGCACCACGATGAATATGGCTAGGACCGCCGTGCGCATTACACGTCGGAGGCGTCGGGAAGGAAGTCCCAGAACATCATGAGCAAGGTGTGGTTGAACACCCGGTCAGCCGCCGCCGGAGACTCCAGCGGCAACGTGATGGGCGCGTCCTGCTCGACGCTCAGGCGAGCGTCACCGAGGGCGATCAGCGGCACGTCAACGGTGACGCCCGCCTTCGAGCCGGCGGCACCCTTCACGACCGAGAAGTCCAGGGTCACGTCGGCGTTGTCCCGGACGGCTGCGACAGCCGTGACGTTCGAGAAGTAGGCCGTGGCCGTACCCTCGACGTTGAACTGGCCGGCGGTCACCTCGAAGGCACCGAGGACCGAGATCGCCTTGTTCGGACTCACGTTGTTGTTGATGACGACCGTGAATTCGGTGAGGAAGGCGAACAACGCCGTCGGGTTCGAGTCGACCGGATCGAGGATGGCCATCTTCAGGCGGCTGAAGTCACTCGACGTATTGAACGCATCGCCCGACACGAGCGTCGGACGCGTGCCTGACTTCAGGCCGGTTGCTCCAGTGCGCTGCTCGTTGTCGATGGACACGAACGACAGGTCGGCGGTGATCTTGTCCGCCGTGTTCAGGTTGAACGTGATCTGGTTCGCCACCGAGCCAACCAGGTACTCGCTCTGGATCTCCGCGGGCAGGGCATCGTCGGGGACGCCGAGTTCGCGTTCGAGCTGGTAGGTGCGACGAACCTGGTTCACCGGCAGGGCCTCGTTCTTCAAGACCCGGCCAACGAAGAGCTGGATCGACAAGGCCGAACCGCCGGAGCCCGTGTCGGTGCCATCGTCGGTGACCATGGTCGTCTGGGTCTTGTCGAGCGTCAGAGACGCACCATCGGTGGCGACGATCTTGACACGAGCGAAGCCGTTGTCC